CTACTTTCGACAACTACAGGAGGAACAGCTTCTTTCTTTGGTGATTCAACTACAGGAGCAACTACTTCCTTTGGTGATTCAACTTCTTCTGATGAACTACTTTCAACTACAGGAGCAACTACTTCCTTTGGTGATTCAACTTCTTCTGATGAACTACTTTCGACAACTAAAGAAGGAACAGCTACTTCCTTTGGTGATTCAACTACTTCTGATGAACTACTTTCAACTACAGGAACAGCTACTTCCTTTGGTGATTCAATTTCAGATGATGATGATACACCAAATGACTGTAAACTTTTATCTGATTGGATTGATTCTTCGCTGCTGCTACTGGGAGTAATTTTATCCGATTGGATTGATTCTTCGCTAACAGGACTACTTTTATCCGATTTAACAGATTCTTCTGTACTGGGACTACCATTATCAGATTGAAGTGATTCTTCGCTACTACTATCACCACCTCCTCCTTCTTCCGGTTCAATATCTTCAAACTCGTCTTCATCAAAAAATAAACTCAATGCACCTTTTGGCTTTTCAGCCAGAACAGAAGTGTATTTGTGATAATCAACAACATCTTCTTCGGGTTCTAATGATGCCACTTCTTCGCCATCATCAATTGATTTTTCGGTTGATGAAATAATATCCTCTACTATAACTTCATCCTTTTCACCAGATGAACATAATCGGTCAATTTCTTTCACAGGATAAGTAGTACTATTTTTATTTTGTGTAAGACGAATAATTGTATCCAAATAAAGAGGTATTGTTTGCAAATAATGAATATCATTAATATTTTCTACAGTAATCGTAATAATGCCGATTTTTTGTTCCAACGTAATCGTTGTTTTGAAACCAGGGTTATTTTTGATTTTAATATCTGTTTTTCTTATACCACGCTCAACTTGAATTTCATTAGCAACCTTTCTAACCAAATCCTCTGCCTGAGCACGGGTTAAATCATCTGGATAATTTGCTAAAAGCGCATCTATAATTTCAGAACCTCTGTATCCTTCCCCAGATTTTTCTAAAATAAACGCCTCTTGGCTGCTGACTTTACTAAAATTTGAAACACGTTTAAATCGCAAATGAATACCAGATTTAAATTCACTTGATTCATTATTAAAAACAGAAGATACACAACCTTTATAACCCTCTAACTCAACAGGCTTTGAAATTTTAATTTTTGAAACATAATTTAATTGTTTTATTTCAATATTGTTATCATATAAACTATTGAATAATTTTAAATTATAACCGCTTTGTTGTAGCAGATTTTTAATTTCGCTAATAATAGGATTAATTGAATCTCTAAAAAGTGCGTCAATTTCGGTTTCGCTAACTATTGTATCAAAGTCACAGCTAATCGTAATATATCCGTTTTCATCAAATTCACAAATGATCGTTTGTATTGTTGTATCTTGTTTATTTTCAATATACACGGATACTGATTTGGATTTTGCTATAGTTTTCATCAATTTAAAGATGATTGCTTTTTTTAGATATGGAATTTTTCTTCCATCTGTAGATATTTTATCCGTATAAAGTCTATAAATGTTTTCCTGACGCGTTGATGGATTGTATTTAATTAGCGGACTATTTTCGGTAGCGTGTATAATTTTAAATATAATTTCTAATGGAATATTTATATCAAATTCTGGCTTGATTATTGCTTTTATATATTTTATACCTCTACTTACATATTTTAAATCAGTTGTTTTTAAATTATACACATCATAAAACATGTCTATAGTTTTAAACAAATCAGCCGTCTTATCATTAATAGTTTTTTTATCATTTTCTAATAAATTTTCACGTTCATTTTGTAAATCATCCAATGATAAAATATCTTTGCTGAATAAAAAAGGATAATATGTTTTAACAGTTGTTTCCTCTGAAATTGAATTTTCCGAAGCGAACTCAAGCACATCGCCAGCCAAACATAAATATATATTTTTGTTAACAATATCACTACTATTTAAAAGTAAATGGCTGTTTAATGTAGATAATGACTTGCGAGCGTTTCTCTCGAAAAATCTATCATACTCTGTTACATCATATGGATTACATACAAACGGATATTCATTTTCAACTATGAAAAATTTTTGACCTAATACCTTGTTAACAATATATTTTTTTCCTTCTAATTTCATTTCTAAAATATCATCAAACGTATAGGTTTCTTTATCGAGTGTTATATTAAATCTTTTACCATTTTCATAACTCACGATGTTTGAAATAAATTGCTTTAATCGAACCCTTGTCAACTCTAACTTTTTATTTTGTGTCAATGATTGATAGAGAGAAACCGCATTTAATGTTTCATTCTTTTGACAAAATAAGTAAACTTCGTCAAGTGCTACTGAGTTCCTTAAATGTTTTTTCAACTCAATAACTATTTTTATTTTAATCGTACTAATCGAATCATCATAATGTATTTTTTGTTCAGTAAACTTAACCTGTATTTTTTTAGAGTGAATATTATCAACCTCTTTTTCTGTAAATATTATACGTAATATTTTTTCTTCATCGCCAACCATTATTGGTTGACCATAAAAAACAATTATAGTATTAATAGAACCATTTATCAAATAATTTATTTTATATATAGGATTGTAATCTAAAGGTTCATCTATTGATTTATGTGTACCAATTGTTTTAGATAATGCCATTGACATAATATATATAACATTGGTATTATTTTTAATTTAATTATTTACAAAAGTATTAAATTAAAATATTACACGATTTGTTTAGTTATAAAAAATTTTTGTTAAAATATAAATGGCAACAAAAAACAGAAACGAATTTGATATATAGACACTATGTTTTTGATATGCTTTTATATTTTCAATCGTATTATTACTTAAATTTACATTTTTGTATAATTTAAGTTCTACAAAAAATGTTATAAAGGTTTTAAATATAACTATTGTTGCTAAAATTAATGTTATAACTGAATTATTTTTTCGGAAAAATAATATATATGTTGCGATAAATGTAATTATTATATCTAAAATATAAGTATATATAACTCTAAATTTTTCAAATGTTTCATCTTTAATTAAAGGATTATTGGAATTTGTTATTGAAAAAAAATACAAAACTGGTTTAAAAATTATTAAAATTACAAGTATTATCATTAGTATAATTACATTATCATTGTTAAATTGTAAACTCCCCATTTTATATATAATAAATATATAATTATTATACTTTAAAAGTTTGGATTTATGAATATTAAAACTAACATGTAAAATGTGGATATAAACAAAATTGTATTTGTTACAAAGGATTCAACTTGGTAAAATTTGTTTATTTTATCAATATTACTTTGATTTAAACTTGTATATTGGTATAACTTATAATTTACAAAAAAGTGTAGAAATGTTTTTAATAAAAATAGGAGGGCTAAAAATATTGCTAAGTTAGTATTATTTTTTCTTAAGAACAACACAAATAGTGCAATGATAGTAATGAAAATATTTGTTATATCAGATAACCTATTTCTAAATTTTTCAAATTGTTCAACAGTTAAAAAAATATTATGAAAATTTGTAATACTCATATAATAAAATACTGCTTTTAGAAATAGCAATACTAATAGTATTATAAGAGAAGCAACAAAAATATCATTTTTATATTTGAAATTGAAACGTTCCATATTTATATATATTGTATATATAAATATTATATTCAATATATTGAAAATTTACATAATGTTTTTATTAATATGTGTTGGCAAACCATGACCAAATACAATCATATAGACTAAAACTAACGCACCAATTAAAAAACTTCTATCTTGTGCAACCATCTCTGATTGTTTTAAAATAAACTTCATTATTACATACAGAATTGCTGTAATAATTGCCGAGTGAATGAACATCGTGAATCCGCCTTCCATTTTATATTATAAGTAAACATTTTAATTTTTCTTTACACTAAATCATAATAAGGATTATCGTTGATTTTCATACCGCAATACTCTTTTGGATTCTTTTTGTAATCGACGGGATTATATATACCAGATGCTTTGGCGTTTTCCAATAAAAACTTAAAATTTTGCCAAAACTCTTGCTTGTGTCCAATCGATTCTGTCATAATGTGCGATAATTCGTGCAGCGCTACAAATGTCAATGTATTCAGGTCTATTAATTTATTACCTTCTTTTGTAGTATTCAAACAAAACGCCAATTTTTCACCTTTGTTTTCACTATACGCAGTTAGCTCACTTGTCGGCAATGTTTCGCTGATTTTTTTGGGATTGAAACCTTCGACAAGGCGGATTGTGCGCGGGTCTTCAGGGTGTGTCTTTTTCATATAGGCTACCATATCTTTCATTTTTTGGGTAACTTCGGCTAATAAATTTGCCGCTAATTCTAATTTCTCTCTTTCTCTAACACAATATGTGTTACCATCTTTTGAAGCAATTATACATTTTAAATTGAATGCGTCTGAATCATAATATATTCTTAAACATAACAAAAGTATTACTGCTATGAAAATATAAAAAAATATGCCGTGCTTTTCCATATATATTTACTTCTAAAAAAAGTAAATATAAAATTATAAATATACTTAACGTCGTCGCTTTGATTTTCTTGATTTCCTTGTACGTTTCTTTTTTGTAAGTTTTCTTCTTCCTCCTTTACCTGCGGAATCTGAAGGTTTCGTCAAATTTTGAAAATTTTCTATAACTTCTTTAGCTCTTGGACTACTAAATATTTCCCTAATCGTAGCTCTCATTGTATTACCGCCAAACATCTTAAAATTCAAACTCATATAGTACCTATACAAATCTTCCATCGATCTGTCCTCGTACCTTTTATCTCCAATAGGTTCTGGGTCCAAATAAACATAATCATTTGATTTATATTTATAACCATTTAAACCTTTTGTCATTAAAAAATTTAACAACTCCAACAACATTAAAGCACCTGAGCCTTTTATTGAACTGTTATCGTCAGACTGTTCTGGATCAAAAATCGGTGAAAAGGGTGCACAAGTAAAAAAAGTAATATTAATTATATGATTACCTTCATCATCTATATCTATATTGTATGATATACTACAATTGTTGTTTAAAGAGAATAAATAACTATTGTCATCAAAAAAATCTAATATTTTTTTATTTTCATACATTTTATTAAATTTACCTAGA